TTGGAGAATTTGCTGCAATAGATGAAAAGAAATCGATTGGCGCATGCAAATGCGGACAGAAAATCTATAAGAAAAATCAGGTTATCAATTTTGCAGGATATATTACGATGGAATCACCTGTCTCTAGAGTGCATAAGCGATATTCCAATAAAGGCGGTGGCCCGAAACCGATCATCGATGGTAAAATCAGAAATGATTTGAAGATGCCCACGGCTGTATAATGCATCTTTTCAACCTTCTCCATACGATGACTGTATATGCTAATCGATGGGGCGGACCTCGTTATAGAACAGAGGAACTTGCTAAATTTTTGCATAAAGGCTTATATAACGCACAGGAAGAGCAGTTAAAACAGAACAAGAAGATTAATCTAAGCCTGTCAGTTGATGCCATTTTAAGCTCTCGACATACACCGGCGTATGTAAAGTCCGTTCAAATGGAGCCCGAGCTTCATAACACATGGACTATTACAGATGAATTAGGTTATACCGCAGTGTTTCATGAAGGGACAGAAATCCTTCTATATAAGAATGACGGTCTCATATATGAAAAGGTTGAAAATATTCAAATTGGTGACCGCAGAGTCATAAACTTTGAATTAGTTGACGAATTCAAAAATGATAAGCTCCACCATCATAGCAAATTTTCAGAGAATTTTTTAACAATAAAATGTAAAGATTTTTCTGAAGTTGAAATGACAATGTGTGATGCTTTGACATCGATGACAGTTGTTCAAAGAGCGGGCTTAGAGATCACCAAGCTGGATCAGTTCAACAGTACAAACATTCAAGAACTTTATCTTGTAGACATTATTGGAATAGTAGAGAATCTACCGCACACGAAATTCAATATAGAAATAATGCCTTTCAGCTATTCGTTGCATAAGAATAAAGCGTTAAGTGATAAATCAGAGAATCGATACTACAAGTCTCGGCAGAGCACTATCGCAAAACGCTACCTGGAAAAGATGCGCTCTAAAGTGTTTAACATGAAAAAAGATAATGTTAAAGTAGAGCTGGAGCTTAAGCATGTTGAAGATTGAAATTAAGCGAGGCGAAGAAAAGATTGAAGTCCCAATGGGAATTTTCGTGAATGGGTTTATTATTAACGTACCGTCGTCTGGCAACCAACAACCTATGATACAATATACAAGGGTGAATAAAACTACACACGTTCACACCGACCACAAAGGAGATTGACAATGGCTACACCCAAGACCCTGATTTCAGAAACGTTTTACCACAAGACCTCTTGCCTCAGATTTGAGCTGGGGTCGTACAAGGACGCTACAAAGTTCAAGGTTGAAATTGCCCCGCAACTTATGCAAAACGGACAACCCGTTGAAAAGCGATTCGACTATGAACAGAAACTCTCAATGGTGTTTGGTCTTGGGGAAATCCTCCGCATCAAGCGCTGTGTTGAAAACATCCTCAACCCACAACGACAGGTTCCCAACGATGGATATGCAATTGAACACTTCTTCGAAGTGGACGGTCAAAAGAAGAAGTCTTGCCTCTTCATTAAACGAGTAGACAATCTTCTCAAAACCAAGGCTGACCTCTGGGCTAAAGATCCCTATCAGTTTGCTTTTAGTGTTCAGGTCACTCTATATTCTTCGATGAAAGAAAAGTCAACAACTTTCATTCTTTCTTCAGAAGAGGCGTATTGGGTTATCAATGAAATGCCCTATTTTGCATGGGCTTTCAAGCAGGAAGATGCCAGAATCATTGAAGAGAATCGTGCTATCAAGGCGTCTGGTGGTTCTGTGCAGGACAATTCTGCAAGTAGGAGCCCTTATAGAGCTCCAGCAGCTGGTGCAGACTTTGCAGGTGAATCAACGCCTGCTCCAGGTACACCGGCAGCATTCCCCTCCGATTCAGCCTTCGACGACATTCCATTCTAACTAAAATTGACAGGTTACGCTGAGTATTAAATGCAAGTGCAGCTTGCAGCCTGTCGATTTTCTTTTCTGAGGTGACACTTGATTACTAAGTATATTGGGATCAGCAACGACATGCTGATCAATCTTTTAAATGTTTTATTGGAGTCGATTAATGAATATCATCTCTTCGTTTTTGAAAAAGCTAAGGATTTTCACTTCTTTGACGAACCCATCTTGCAGGACAGTGAAGTGCAAGATCAATTTGTTGAGGCCATCAAGGATAGGCTGGGCAACAAAGATAAGTTTTATATCATCGAAAAGTTTAGAGGCAAGAAGCTGGAAAAACTTATCGAAAGAGGGATGGCGCGGAGGGAAGTAAATGATGTTAATGAAACCTCCTGTATTAAATATTTTGTAGAGAAAATTGAAAGTTTTGTTCTCCTTAAGAATGCTCAACAGATTGTAGGAGCTGTCAAGAACGCCGACTCTAATATGAGCCTTGGCATTATGGATGAAAAAGATCTGGCAGCAATCAAGGGAAACATCTACAATCTATTAAATGACCTCACCTTTGAAGCAGACTTTGGTGAAATGGAGCTTGATGACATTGAAAAGAGGGAACGAGACAGAACTCTCATAAATCAGAATAAGATTATCACCACCTTCTCTGATCGGTTGAACGATATTTTAGTTGGAGGTGCTTATCCCAACAAGCTATATTTCATTGCAGCCCCGCCTGGATTTGGCAAATCATTATTCCTTATAAATATTGGCACGCATGCTCTAATTCAAGGTAAAACAGTATTTCATTTTACATTAGAAATGACATCTAGTGAGGTTATGACTAGATACGATTGCTTGATTTCAGGAAAGCCAATGTTGGACATCATCAATAGTCCGGCCGATGTTATCAACAGCTATATCAAGAAATTCATGGAAGATCATCCTACTAGCCGTCTTTTATTGAAAGAGTTTCCGCCAGAAATTTTAACGAAGGAGATGCTCTCCCTTTATATTAAACGGAAGATCATGTCCAGCGGCATGAAACCGGACGTTATCATCGTTGATTATGCTGACCTTATGAAGTCATCCGTAAAGAATACTGAACGTCGGTCAGACCTTGGACTCATTTACAGACAACTGAAGGCTTTGGCATCTGAATTTTCTTGCCCAGTTTGGACAGCATCTCAAATCAACAGAGCAGGCTATGACAGGGCTGAATCAGATATATCAAACCTCTCCGAATCTTGGGAGAAGGCTATGATTGCAGATCTCGTGTTAGTAGCTAGACAAACGAAGGAAGAGTTTGCAGCAAATAAACTTCGTCTCTACGTCGGGAAAAATAGGTCAGGCGCGGCAAGAATGGAAATTCCTTGTAAAATTAATTATAGACACATGCGTATTGAGGAGAGCGACGAAGTTGAATTTGACGATTTATCGGAAGTAAGCTTTGGAGGAAATTGCAAACCCAAGTCAGTAGGCGATGAAATATTTGGAGAATAACATGAAGCTAGACATAGGGTGTGGCGAAAAGAAAAGACCTGGATTTATTGGCATGGATATTTCTCCAAATGTTGGAGCAGAAATAGTACACGATTGGGAGGTTTATCCTTGGCCATTTGACGATAACAGCGTCGATGAATTAAATGCATCCAACGTACTTGAGCATACAAAAGACTTAATGAGATTCATGAATGAATGTTATAGAATTATGAAGGTCGGTGGAAAGTTTCACGTCCTATGCCCGTATCATACTTCAACAGGCGCATGGCAGGATCCAACTCATACTAGAGCTATATCAGAAATGACATTTTATTATTTTGATAAGCAGAAGCGTGACGACTGGAAATTGAGTCATTACCCCATCACGACAGATTTTACATATACGTACACATTCATGCTTTCCGGCGGATGGGCCGGAAAACCCGAAAATGAAATCTGGTTTGGCATTAAACATTATTTCAACGTCTGTGAATTTATACAGGTAGAACTTACAAAGAGGTAATTATGCCATTAATACAGCCCCAATTAGTCACTCAGATAAAGAAATGGTCTAGTGCGCTAATGTTCCCTCAGGTTTTTCTTGTCGACGACACATTAGAACCAGTCGACCCGCAGGTTTTTCTCGGCGCCTTCAGTTTGAATGAAAGCTCGGGCGGAAGCAATAATAAACCAAAATTCGAACAGGCTTACGGTCCAGGAGGAAAGTATTGCAAAGGGACACAACTCAACTTATGCAATCAATATGGTGAAGCAGCTGCATGTTCATATAGTAGTTTCCAACTAATGTTTGTCTGTTTTTATGAAATGGGATTTACGCCAACGCCTCTTCAAGCAGGAAACGATGAATATGCCATGCCTGCTGTCATAAAGTTTTTCAACATGAGAATTTTTAAAGAGCGACATTTAGGAATCCCTAATTTCCTTGGCTTAGCAGGAGATGCTTATAATTCAGGCAACTATAAGGATAAAAACGTTCCTGCTGATTATATCAAAAAACTTATTAAGAACTATCATTTAGCATTCGCGTCAGGATTATTTGACATCACAGTTGATCCAAATGCACCTAAACCATGGGAAGGCAACATTAAATGATGGTAGATATTATCATGCCCGTATACGATACGGGTGCGCCGCTACAGAGAGCTATAAAATCTGTAATAAATCAGACACATAAAAAATGGAAGTTATGGGTTGTTGATGACGGATCAACTGAATTGACGACAAAAGCAATTCTATTGATGTATGAAGATCACCCTCAAATTGAAATTCTACGTCAATCAAATGGCGGCCCAAGTCGTGCAAGAAATCTTGCATTATCACTTATCGAATCAGATTCAACAATTGCATATTGCGATTCAGACGATTATTGGGAACCATATCATTTGTTGGAAAAGGTGTCATGGTTGTCTTTCAACTATGACATGGTCTATTGCAATCCTCATCTAGTAAACGACGAGGGTGATCAAATGTATCCAAATTTTCCGCTGTATGATGATTTCAGCTGGGAACGACTTAGGAATGGAAATTTTATCTATACGCCGACCGTTTTACACAAAAATGGATTAGGCTTCTTTGATTCGAATCTTGATGGGTTGGAAGATTATGACTATTGGATTAGAGCGGTCAAAGCGGGATATAAAATCTATCAAACAGGTATAAAATCGTGTACATGCACTGTCCGTGCAAAAGGCAATAACAACATGTCGAGTAAGGGACAAACTGCATTATCAAAAATAAAAGATAAGCACAAAGATCTCTTCGAATTCACGAATTTACTATGAAAAGATTCTATAATACATATATCGAAAAATTTCACTCTCAGCCAACTTCAATATTGGAAATTGGTTCACGAGATGGTAATGACGCCGAAGAATTGAGAGTACACAGCCAATTAGAGCCGAATAATGTTTATGTTGTAGAGCCTCACCCACAAACGTTTAAGGATATTGTTATTAAATATCCTGATTTCCACGTCTATCAATTCGCAATTTCAAATAAGCCCGGTGTTGTTGATTTTAATGCAATTCCGCAAGATAAGTATACACAAGCACAGGTCGGCACAAGCTCTCTCCTGCATAGAAATACACAATTAATGGGAAACATTCCACCTACATGGGTAAAAGTTCTAGCCGTTACCGGATCAACATTGCTTCAATTAATCAATAGATTTGAAATTGATTTAATCAAGATAGACGTTGAAGGTTTCACACAAGAAGTCCTCGAAAGCTTTAGAGACGATATTAGATCGCTAAAAGCACTTCATCTTGAAGTTGAAATTTTTCCTCTTACGCTGTGGGAGGGTCAAAAGCACTATGATGAAATTAAAAGATATATGATGTGGTACGGTTTTGAAGAGAAATATTACGATGGAAAATATTGGCCGTTGATGAATACTGGAGAAAATCTACAAGGTGATAGCATTTGGGTAAGAAATGGCTAGATCTTAGTAATTTACTTCTAAACAACTGCATCACTCCATCTGACTTTAAACTCTACGGTGCTAGTCAGACATCGGGAAAGGTAGTGCCATGATGTATAGTAATAAACTCGTCTGTTCAGTGAAAGCAAATGGAAAGTTTCTCCGTGAAGATGTCCGGGAAAACGAATCCACAGTGTATCTCCCCT